GGGTAATAAAACTTTAACCCGCCTCCCCTTTCCCCACGTCGGTGGGGTCTGGATCGGCGGGCTGTGGGCTGGCTAGTTAATATTATAATCCATAATCATGCCGTTGATAGAAATGCCTGTTACGTTCGCATAGCTCTTATCGGTCATAAAACGCATTTCATTGATTTTAATTGAGTTGGTGGGGATGTCGAAGGTCGTCATACCCATACCAATAAATTTTGCGTTAATGTCAAAAAATTGAACTGTGATAAATGTGCTGAAAGCTATGGGTGAATTGGGCATATATTCTGCTGGTACAATTGCAACCACTTCGTTATCCGCAACAGTTTGCCCAGCGGCAAGACCAATAACAGCATTCCAATTGTAGAGGTTAAGTGCATTATTTTTTTTAATTCTAAAAGAGTAAGTCGTAAATTTTGAGATATTAGGATTTGTGGGCGCATAGGTGATTATTTTTTTAATCTGCGAAATATCGTTGTTTGCGGCGTTGACGGCTGCCAATGCAGCGTTTGCGGTATTTTTTGCGTCAACCGCAGAACCAGAAGCACCCTCCGCCTCAGCCTTAATGCTGGTGTACCCACTATCAATTTTTGACATGTCGGAATTATAGTCGCCAAGCCACGACGGCTTATCCGTTGCGATGAACTGAGAAAGATCTAGACCGGTAGTCTTGTTTGTGCTTGCCATAATTACTTACCTCCATTAACCTTGAGCTTATCGTACTCGGTTGCCGTTACGCCATTGCCATCCGCAGTTACAATTGAATCTGGGATATTAATAGCACTAATCCTATCCGATACATCCTTGATTGCTGCGTCTATTTTTTCCATTGCTCCGTTAAAATCAATTAGCCAGCTCGGAACATCAGAGCCCAAAAAAATCGGCAAATCATAGAAAGTTGTCTTATTTGTTGCACTCACGATTTCACCCCCTCCCAATCGTAGTAATACGCCGAATCAATTCTATTGATAAATTCTTCGGCGGAAATATTAAGGTCATCATAATTTTGAGCCGTTAATCCCTCAACTCGATTAAATTGTGCCAGCTCCAAAATTGCTTGTTGGTGAGTTACTTTTTTACCAGAAAAAGGAGAATAAAGACTCCAAACATAATTAAATAGTAAAAAGTAACCATATAAATCGAATCTGTAAGCCATAATTTGCTTATCATCATACTTTTGAGCCGTCAAACCTAGGACATCATATTGCGAGCAAGTAAGGCCAAACCTAAGCGCCTCATAAAGCTCATTAAGTGTGTTTTGCAAGCAATCTGGAGTTTGGAAAATTGGGTTAATAACGCTTGTTTGACTTACACAATCCCCAATAAGATTGTAAATAAGAGCCTTACACTCATTAAGATTATTATCTGACTTAATGTTAACATAATCTCTAATATCTTGCAGCAATAACAATACTCTGTTAATCTGATTATTAATACTGTTATTAACATCGTTAATATTATTATCTACATAATTTTTTAGGGCCTCAATTTGCTCATCAACGTAATTAATCAAATCTTGGTCATTATTTTCTATTTTTTCTGAGAGAGCCTTGATAATGTCAGCAAGCTTACAAATCATCTCTGAGTAACTATAGCTTTCCGCGAACGCTGTAGGAATTTCCAAAGCAAAAGGCGAAAAACAAGGTCTACACGCTGGATAGAAATTAATCATGATGCCTCCTTATGCTATTTGTAAAAAACAAACATCCAAGTCAGTTAAAATCATTTCGTCGATGTTTAAAAAAGTTTTTCGAAATTCTTCCAAGAGCTCAGATTGGGATTTTGAACCGTTTTTGCCAATAATATTTTTTGTATAGTTATCTTGGGTAGTTGCTTTTTGTGTATTTTTTGATTGTCCTTGTGACGCATCTGATGCATATACTCCGCTATCCAAATCACCGCCAGTGATAAGCTGTTGTGGAGTATCGCTATTAATGGCTAGGTCCGATGAATTTGTTTCACCCTCTCCAACTGTAATATGTGACATTACCTCTGTGTAATCCACAGGTATAAGCGGGTTAATCTCGATTAGTGCAGACTTATAGAGTTGGTTATAATACTCCATAATTTCATCCATTTTTCTATTCAAAAAGAAAATGAAAAGCGCGGGAGTTTCGGCGCCAATCTCTCTAAATTTAAAATGATTGATAATTTTTTGGTTAAGTTTTGGCCTATAAGCCTCATCAAAAATTGGATAAGATTGCAGACCCAAATCCCAATTACTATTAATTAGCTCCTGTAAGTATATTGTATAATTCGCCATTTTCCACCTCTTCGTTAGGAGCGACAAACGTTTGCGGCTCAAAAACAACATCAATATTAAGGCCAAACATATTGTTAATTAATTTTGCTGCATCCTTGCGAGCATTAAGTCTGCGAATAACGTTAGCGTTAGCGGCTGTAGTATTTGCGTCTGATTCTCCTGCAACCAATCGCTCCTTTTTTAAATCATTCGAATTTTGGATTCCCAGAAACGTTAAGGCTTCGTTAAAAATTTGTTTTTTGTAAGTTTGAATTTTGTCGGAAACAAATGGTGCATCAGTTTTAAAAACTTTGATATCATCCGGATTAAAGCTTTTGTAAGTAAAAATTGATTGCACATAACCCTGCACTTTTTGCATGATGTTTCTCAAAGAAAATTGCATTTCTTCTGGCCCCATAACAAAATATGGTGTTTTTTGGGCTGATATGTTAATATCAGCAGTCCTCTGAGCGTCCATCAGTCTGCGGGAAAATTGGTCGATAGCCATTAGGTCTGGCGTATGCAGATAGTTGTTATAGATAATTACGCTATTATTAATATCGGTGGAGTAGTTATAACCGTTGGCTGCGTATGCCCTCCTATATATTGGTCTGTTATATAGGTCAAGACGGCCGCCAATAGAGCACGGCAAAATGTTGTATAAGTCCATCACATCGTCGCGAAAGAAAAGGACAAAGCCACGCTCCAAAAGCATTAACTCTACCCAGCGAGGGTCAATGTTTTCGGGCAAATTTATCCACCTAAAACTATTAATCGCCAAGTCTCTAAGCAGATTAAAATAGTAATAATAAGTGTCCCTATTATCAAGCTCAGCCACAAAATTACTATTTGAGCTGGATTTTTTTGCCATTAAATCACCTCATTTGGCAAATTATAATTACCTACATCCGTGGTATGCCAAAAAGTAATGCCGCTATCAAGAGTATTAATAATGGTGTCAAGATAAGTATTTGGGATGCTTGCCGCCACGGTTGCACCTACGGTCTGTACAAAATTATACGAGCGACGGCCTGTGATATTAGGTATTTTTAGCCGGTTAGTTTTGTAACCATATTTTGTGAAATAGTCATCTATTATTTTTGCGTACTCTGGACGAATAGCCTTGCATTTTGCGATGATTTTAAAAGCCCCAGAGCCAATAAGAGCGTTAGTCGCCGCAACATTACCATGTATGCTATCGGGCGTAATTGCCGACTGATAGACTTGCATCAAGCTATTAGTAACAGTTGTTAATAGATTTGCAGATGCGCCAATGGCTTGACCTGCTGTTACTCCTCCGCTGGCAATAGCTCCCCCAACACTTACACCAGCAGATAAGGCGGAGGTAGCCACGCCAGCAATTAAGGAGGGGCCTTGCCGTGCGACCCAGTTTTGATAGTAGTTGGTAATATATGGAAGAACAGGCCACCCGGATATCTGGATAACATAAGATGGGTCAGCGAAAACACTATGGCCGTCGTAAGCAATCCCTAGATAGGCCGTTGGATTTGGCCCAAAACCGCACGCGCCTCTTACTGTCCGGTCATTGCCCATAAGCTCATACCGATAATCAATCGACGACCCCGGCCCCTCCAACACTCCGACACAATATGGGTATGTGTACAGCTTATTATTTTTTGGAGAGTAGTTAAGATTTGCGGACGGCATTGTGATGCCCGTCTCAAATAAGTTGTAAGCGGCAGACCAGATAACATTGCTTGGGACGCAAAATATACTTACAATTGCGTCTGCCTTTCCAGCGGTCGCCGCGCTCTCGAGCAAAACAGCGATATCGGCTATGGAGGGAATCTTGATAAAATATGTGGAAATTGGCAACCCTCCCCAATTTCCCGGCTTCGACCAAGGAGCGCCAACTTCGATTTGCTCCGTTGCAAAACAATATATGTCCATGCCGTCAAAATTAGTTGATTGGGATGCCGTAGTTACATACGGCCCAAGCTCTAAGCCCTCTGGAACAGTATTGGCTCCAATTGCGTCATTATTTGTGTGTTCCCTGCTTACAAAACTAGGCTTAACAGATATGTCAAAATAATAGGTTTGCCAAGCGTCGACCTCGAACCTTACTCGGCTCATTTGTTCGGCAACATATTCTACGGACGTGATAAAAGCAAAATACCATTTATTTCCATAATTAGCATTTTGAAAAATAATATAATTAGCGTTAACAAGTGATTCGGCTGTTGCCTTAATATCTGTGTAACGCTCAATGCGTTGATAACTACTCTCTGGATAATTGATGATGGCCTTACTTTTGTAATATGCCACTTGATTGTCTATATTATCCCAAGTAATGGTGTTAATGTATCTATTATCAAGGGGGATGCCTTGGCAAATGTATATATTGGTAATCGGCTGAAACAGCGCCATAATATCCCTCCTGTTGTTTTCAAAATTAAGGGGCGGACGGAAAATGTCCGCCCCGGGAAAAATTACTGACTAACAGTGATGGTGCAGGTAGATGTTTTGCGGGCATCAAAAGTGCTGGTTGCGGTAATGGTTACAGTGGTTGCGGTCTCATTGCCTCCAACAGTAACAAGGCCAGTATTGCTTACAGTTGTAAGCCCGGAAGAAGAAGCCCAAGTAACCGTTTTGGGGGCAAATCCAGTTGTAACAACAGTAGCAGTAAGCTGTACCTGCTGCCCCTTACTGGCGGTAGCGGTGGCGGGGGAAACGCTTACACCTGTAACAGCAGGTGTCTCCGTGGTAAATACAACTGCGTTCGCAAACGGAGACACGCTAAACGTGCGCCAAGCATGCAGCCAATAATTCCAATAGAGCCCCTCTCCGTTGTATTGCTCGGTCATGTTAAGGTAATGGTCGAAAATCATAAACCAATCCTTATCAACCAGTACAGCGCCAATTTTATCGAGCTCAGCTGCTTGCTCAGGAGTGATAGGCTGATAAGACGGGTCGCTGGCAAAAAGAAGCGCAAGGCGGTCACTGTCAATATCGGAAAAGCTATTAATCACTACGGTGTGACCCATAAATTCGGCCTTGTCCATATTAAAAGCCGCAGCCAAACTACCAACATCAACAACCGCAGACCCGCGGGCAGTCAAAAACAAATACTGGTCATCCTTATTGGTATAAGTGTGTACGCCAGCATAGTTATACTTGGTGCTCATATCAACCAGCAAGTTGGAGATAGCGCGAGCCTCAATCGAAAAATCATCTGCATTAGCTTTGTTGAGCTCTTGGATAGTGGTAGTCGCCATATTACCGCTGAGCGCATTAATCGCAATCATGTATTTGGTGACCAAATACTCGTCATAGTTAAGCGACGTGTAGAGACTATCAACAATTTTTGCAATCAAATCGTCAATGCCCTGCCAGCTCAAAAACGCTTGGCGAAGCTCATCGTTGGAGATTGTGACCTTGTAAAATTTTTGGAAATTAAGAGTATGATAGGCGGCTTTTACATCCGGAATTTCCCTTTTAAAAATATCTGTTTCAGCTTTTTCCGGGTCAAACTGAAACGGTCTGGCAAGGTCAACAAAAATTTCCTCAACCGTTTCGCCAAATTCCAAAATGCCCCGTTTAAACTGCCTGAGCGGATTATCATAGAGTTTGGACGTAATAAGCACATAACCAATACGATTGACCAGAGCGTTGAGAAACGCATTCTGACGGCTTTGATAGGTAAAAATGTAATCACCAATCGCCCTAATGCTCTCTGACGTGTTAGCGATAGTCGGGGTATTTGCAAATACATTAGGGTTGTCGGCAAACACAGCACTAACGACAGCCTGCGGGCTGGCGGTCATTTTAACGGATTTGGGAATAGTAGGCATTTTTTAACCCTCTCTTTCTTCAAAAAGCTCCTCAAAAGTTTGTTTTTTTCCGTCGCGCTTAATATCTTCTTTTTGCTCGCGCTTGATTTCTCGGCCATCGGTTTCTTTTTCGTCCTCAACCTCTTCAGCTTTTTTGTCCATGCCGTACAAAAAACGGTCTCGATATTTTCTGCGGATTTCGTCGCGCTCTCTTTCGGCTCGCGTAGCTCTGTCTCGCCAATCTTCGCCGTCATAAGTTTCGCCGTATTTTTTGAGCATCCCCTCGCGCTCATCAAGCTCATCTTTCAGTTTTTTGAGGTCGCTCAACATATCGTCGTCAAGGCCGCCACTATCAGCGATGCGCTCAATAATTTTATACGCCTCATTAATATCAATCATTTAGACCACTCCTTTTTTCAATTTTATGGGTCAGCTTGAGTTCTTCACAAATTCTCGTGAGCGTCTCCATATCGCCCTTTGTCACATTTTGGATATCCACTTTATAAAATTCTACACATGTGACATTATCCCACTCATATAATTTGTACTGCTCAATCAATTTGATAAGAGACTGGGCATAGGTCGGAGATGTAGCATAACCATCTGCCGCTACATTTTTGCAGGCCGTCTTATAGTCTTTCTCGCCAATAAGATTACTGTATCTTGGCAACCGCAAAAATAATGCGCTATGGTCTGAGATGCTTTCCGCCCAGGAGGGGTATTTTTTAAAATTTGCGTTAACGCTAACATACTCTCCATTAATCCACTCTTTAGTTGGATAAGTCACATATGCACCGTTATATGACCCCTTGATTCCAAAAAGATTATTGGATTTTTTTGTCAATCCGCTAAGCCCCCAACCGCTCTCCAAAATTGCCTGAGCAGCGGAAAGGGACGCTAAAATTTTCGTTTTCCGCATGTCCTCTTGCACAGGGGATTTAATTTTTTCCAAAAAATTTTTAATTTCACTTTGCGTTGCCATTATTTCCATCCTCCTTTAACTGCGATAAAATATCAATAAGTTTTTGCGGATAAGGCACACCAATTTTTCCCCCGTTTTCCAAAACGGAAAGAGATTCATTCGACAAATAAAACCCAATAACAGCTACCCGCAAAACTCCATTTGCTCCAATAAGATTATCAACAATATTGGCAACTCCTACAACCACAAAAATAACTATCTTTTTTGCAATGCCCCTAAAACCAACGGCGCTATCTAGATTTTTGTTGACAAACGCCTGAGCAATCCCGGTTAGATAGTCTAGCGCACACATACATATTAGTGCTGTAATCCATCCATCAGCACTTCCATACAAATATGATAATATTGCGCTAACTACCCCGCCGACAATTTTTATAATATTTGGGGTTTTCATTTTTATCACCCCCCCTTTTCTTAACTATAAATTATTTTAATGTAAAAGTCAATACTATTAATTTTAATAATGACCTTTTTTCAAAAAATTTTTTAAAAAAAGGTTGACATATTTCGTTGTGTATGATATAATTAAATCAATGAAAGATAAGTCTTTCAAATAAAAGTAAGGAGCATAAAAAATGATTCGAAGAACAGTCAAAACAAAAAATTACAGCGTAGAAGTAGTTACAAAGGAGGGTAAAAGAAATTTAATCGTTCCCATGATGACCAAGAGACAGCCGAGCGAAGAAAGAATTTTGAAAAAAATTAAAAAAATTCTTACAAAAGAAATTGGAGAACACATCATTTGCTCGTGTGAGCTTAACGGTGAAAGCGTTCAAACTTACGAAATGGACGAGGAATTTTTCTTCGAAAATGCAAAAATTGTAAACACGGGGGTTGATAAATAATGGATAACAAACTTGTTGTTTCACAAGGTATTGGCGATGATTTCGATATTGTTGGAGCCTTGAAAAATCATAACACTTCGTATAGTTCTATTGATTCTTCGCTTTTTTCGGACACAGAAAAAGCAAAATTTTTTGAAGCAATTAATTCACCCGAATTTAAAATCGCGGATTTTATCAACAAAGAAATTAAAATGCAGAACGTTTATTGTGAGGTTATTGAGGCACCAGACATGGCGACCGGGGAACTCGTTAAATTGGTACGCACGGTAATTATTGACGACAAAGGAAATGGTTATTCGTGCGCTTCTAAGGGAGTTTTCAGCTCTCTCGCAAAAATTTTTAGCCCATCTTTTTACGGAAACCCTCCGTTTGAAAAACCCCTGATTGTTATGCCTGTTTTCTACAAAACTAAAAAAGGGTTTAATACCCTTTCGCTTAAACCGATTGGTTTTGCAAAATAATTTTTAGAGAGGAGGGCTGCTAGTCATGAATTTGACTAGCAGCTATTTTTATGGGGTATAAATCTAATAAAAATATCTACTATGATTTATCTAAGTCGCCCTTTACCTACGCATATTCAAACAATCTAACTTTTTATTTCAGCAGTGCTCTAAATATTACCAAATTTACTGAGCGATTAAAAGATTTTACGGAAACAATGGATAATGCTTTTAAGGCGCGTTATCACATTAATTTTGATTCATCGCTTCTGTCTGCCATTACACTTTATCAAAAAATAGAAAAAAGAGGCTTTCGCTTGAAGTTTAATGGAGGTGAAATTTTGTGGCAAGAACAAATAAAATTAACTTTAGGGCAGTTGACGCTGCAAAAATAAAAAACATTGTCAAACGAGTTAACGCAAAAATAAATTATCAAAATAAATATCACCCAGAAATAAGTCAATTTTTACCAAAAAAAGAAAATTCGCGTTCAGTGTCATCCAGATTAAAAAAAGGCACAAGAGAGGAATTTAACGACTACATAAGACAAGCCGAAAATTTTTTAAAAAGAGGGTCAACTGCTTTAACAGATTATGGAGGAGAGCAAATCCCAATTTTTTTAAGAAAAGAAATTAGAGTTAGATTAAATAGAATAAATAAAAATAGAGCACAACAGCTATCAAAAATAAACGTTGGCCCGGAAGTTGGAAACATAAAACGAGTAGAGAGAGCTAATTTATCACCCAAAAAAGATTTTAAAAAATCAAAATATTCCAATTTTAATAAATTTTTAAAAAGTGTTTTTACTCAAGGCGATATAAACTATAATGATGAGTTAAACAGAATATATAAACAAAATTTTATAGAGTCAATGAAAAATAACAATTTCACTAGAAAAGAAATTGAGATTATAACAAAATATCTTAACACATTCGATATAAATGAAATTTATCTTAAATCTTTAGAAAGAGAAGAGCTACACCTACGATTTAGTTACACAATTGAGGCAGACGAAAACGCGGCTGAAAGCATGATAAAAGCATTTATAGAAGAATTTGGTGTAATAGACGACTTAGATTATGGAAAATTTATTAAACTATTATGATTGGAACAGCAGATTTTGAAACAACCACTGACCCTAACGATTGCAGGGTTTGGGCTTGGGCCATTTGTGAAATAGGAAATATTGACAATATTATTTTTAATAACACAATAGATACCTTTATGACGTATATTTTAAATGCTGCTCCAACTACTCTATATTTTCATAATCTAAAATTTGACGGCGGTTTTATTCTTCACTATTTATTTAAAAACCACTTTAATTTTGTTGCTGATAGAAAATATTTAGAAAAAAATAGTTTTACAACGTTAATATCTGATAAAGGTCTTTTTTATTCAATAGAAATTTGTTGCGGTGCTTCTGCTAACGGAAAAAAACGAAAAATTATACGCATATTGGATAGTCTAAAATTAATAAATGATAGTGTTGAAAATATTGCTAAAACATTTGATGCGCCAACAAACAAGCTAAAAATTAATTACAAAGATTTTAGAGAGCCCGGTCATAAACTAACAGCAGAAGAAATTGCCTATTTAAGGGGCGATGTTGTTATTATGGCTCACGCGCTAAATACCTTGTTTACTCAAAATCTAAATAAAATGACTGCTGGAAGTAATGCGCTAAATGACTATAAAAATATTATAGGCAAACGAAAATTTGATGAATTTTTTCCTGCGCCTGAATATGATTGGTCGATTAGGCAAAGTTATCGCGGAGGATTTACCTACCTTAACCCAATACATGCTAATAATATATTATATGACATAACAGTATTAGATGTCAATAGTCTATATCCATGGGTTATGTATGAGTGTTTTTTGCCGTATGGCGAGGGAGTTCATTTTGAGGGGGAATATATACAAGATGTAGACAGGCCACTATATATACAGTGCATTAGATGCAATTTTGAAATAAAACCCGGTAAAATACCAACAATACAAATAAAAAACACCAAATATTTTAGAGAAAATGAATATTTATTAAATAGTAACGGAGAAGATATTACGCTATATCTAACTTCTGTCGATCTAAAATTGTTTTTTGAACAATATAATGTCACAAATGTCGAATTTATTGAGGGGTGGAAATTTAGACAATCAAATAAATTGTTTAAAAAATACATTGATAAGTGGATAAAAATAAAAAACGAGTCAACCTTAAACGGAAATAAGGGAATGAGGGCACTAGCTAAACTTATGCTAAATTCTCTTTATGGAAAATTTGCCACTTCACCAAAAGTAAGGTCAAAATACCCATATTTTGATGAAGAAAACAACGTAGTGGCTTATAAGGATGGCCCAGAAGAACAGCGCAAGCCTGTGTATATACCCGTTGGCACATTTATAACATCTTATGCAAGAGAAAAAACAATCAGAACTTCACAAAAAATTAAGGATTTTTCTATTCAAAAATACGGAAAGGATATGTATATTTATTCAGACACAGACAGTATACACACAAATTTACCGCTGGAAGATTTAAAAAAATTAGTGGATATTGATGACGTTAGGTTGGGGGCGTGGAAAATAGAAGAAAAATGCTATAACGGAAAATTTATAAGGCAAAAATGCTACATCGAAAATGTTTATCACTCACAAAGCGATATAAACAAATTTCTTGAAAATGAAGAAAATGCTGGGTGTGAACACCATGTCGATGTTTCACGTGAAACAATTTTAAAAATTACATGCTGCGGAATGCCTAAAAATTGCTACAAGTATGTTACATTTGACAATTTTAAAATTGGATTAAGGGTGACTGGAAAACTTTTACCCAAACGAGTAACCGGTGGAATTTGGCTAAAAGATGTTGACTTTACGTTGCGATAGTGATATAATAAGAGGAGAGCTAATAGAACGTAATGTGATGCAGACGGCGGGATGCTACAGTGTAAAAACTGCCCACTTTCTTGCTTTCGGTTTGCCCCGAGTGTCACAACTTCTATTAGTTCTTTTTATTAATGAGGTGATTATTATAAAATATTTTTATGATATAAACAAAGCATTGTCTTATTCAAAACTATTTTATTTTATAGTTGGCGGGCGCTCTTGTGGTAAGACTTATTCTTTTAAAAAATGGGCGATAAAGTCTTTTTTAAAAACTGGTTCACAATTTATTTATCTGAGACGATATGAAACAGACTTTAAAAAAATAGAGCTATTTTTTGATGATATATTAGCAAACAATGAGTTCGACTGCCAATTTAAAGTTTCAGCAAATATTTTCTACATTAATGAAAAAGTTGCAGGATATTACTTTCCGTTGACTTCTGCTCAAAGCCTTAAAAGCACACCATTTCCAAATGTTGGAAGAATTTTATTGGACGAATTTATTTTAGAAGATGGATTTCAGCACTATATCCCAAATGAAGTATCATCAACGCTCTCACTTTACGACACGATTTCACGAGATAGAGATATTCCAATGTTGTTTATGAGCAACGCGGTTAAATTTAATAATCCCTATTTTAATTATTTCGCTTTAAATAAGGGATTTAATAAAGATATTTCAATATTCGATGATATTTACTTAGAAATCATAACAAATAAGCATTTTATTGAGCAAAGAAAACAAACCAGATTTGGAAAAATGATTTCTAATACTTCTTACAGCCAATACGCAATCGAAAACAAGTTCACAGATGATGATAATACATTTGTATCAAAAAAACAAAAAACAGCTATTTTTAAATTTACTATGATTTGGAAAGGTCAAAAAATTGGAGTTTGGGCCGACTATACAATCGGGTATTGGTGCCTAAGCGATGATGTAGACCCATCAAACAAAATAATTTATACGCTAAGTATATCCGACCATCAAGAAAATGCGCTTCTTTTAACATCTTTAAAAAATAATATCATGTTTAAAAATATGATTCGCGCTTTTGACATGGGATTGCTAATTTTTGAAACACAAAAATTAAAATCTATTTTTTACGAAATTATAAGGAGGATATAATGGTTCAATTTTTTGTGCCCGCTTGGGTGATAATTGCAATGTTAATAATGATTATAAGCGCAACAATAATTTTAGCTGTTTATTTTGGCTCAAAGTATTGACATTAATATAATTTGTGATATAATATAATAACGGGAGGGAGCAAAAGGAGATTAAAAATGACTATAATTCAATTCGCTTTAGCACATTTCAATCCCGATCTTGTAAAATTATGCTTCATTTTAGTGTTTTTATTAGCTGTAGGATGCATGATAACTTATCTTATTGATACTTTCTTTAGAGATTAACAACTAATATCTTCCCTCCCGTTACCCGCCGAAAGGTGGGTTTTTATTTGCAAAAAAAAATTTTTAATTATTTTTTTTGAAAAAAGTGTTGACAAATACAATTAGCGATGGTATAATATAATCAAGATAAAGAAAGGGGCAAACAAAAAATGATTGAGTATAAAGTTATTATTGAGGGTTATGACGCAAAGGATGGTGAATAAAAATGAAATATTTTAATGAAGCAATGGAATTACTGGCTTTCGCAAATAAATTTCTTGATAAAATATCCGAAGATACCGAATATCATAAGGAAGAATTTGATATCCATTTGGATATTATTCATATCGCTGAAAGACTTGGTAAAATTAAATAATATTA